TTGATTTTAAAACTTATTTGTATCATTATCGTTAATAAATATAATTTATGAAAATCAATATTTTCTTTTACTTTTATTTTTAATGAAATATCATTTATTGTATCTAGTTTTAAATTATCTATTGTATAATTAAAATAATTTATACTTTTATCTAATCGTTTTAATTTAAATTCATATGACTCATCTCCTTCATTTAATGTATTTTTTGAAAAATTATTATAATTATCTTCATTATTTTTTATAATAGTATCATCATATTTATTTATTAATATCTGCTCTTCCCATAATTCTTGCTCTATAAAATTAGAAGAATTTTTTTTTAAAAAATCTATTGTTGTCATTTTTACATTATATAATAAATAATAATTTGCTTTTATTTATTATATAATGAAACTATCTAATATCGCTTTTTATTATACTTTTATTAAATTACGTGATTATAAAATGTATACTGTAAAATACCAAATTAATACAAACACTAGAAGTCAATCTTTAATTAACGATAAAATAAAATTTATAATTTACTAATTTATGATTCTTCTAAAAAAATATTTGTATCTTCACTTGATAATGGTGATATAGAATTTTTTTGATATGATCCTGAAATTAAATTATCAATATTAGTTAAAATAATCATTATTGATTGTATCGCTAATGCACATAGAAAAGGTACTAGCGGTTTAATTGCAATACTCCATTTTGCACTACTATCTACAATAGTATTAGTAGGTGTTGGTGCATTTGTATCTTCTACACTCATTGTTTTTATTAATGTATAATAATCTGAATATGTAGTACCAGATATACTAATTAATATTATATATATTATTAATTTAATCGTATGCATTAAAATTACTAATATTTTATTCGTAATTTCTAGTTTATTTATAATATATATATCTGCTATACTTATTACTATACCAAATATTATACCAATTATATTTAAATTGTTTATGTCTTTGTCTCTTTTATTTAATAAATCAATATTTGATCTAGATAATGATGGATTTAATTCTAAATTAGAAATTAATACAATATATGTTATTGTAAATACAAAAAATATTAATAGAATTATTATTTTCAATATATTCATATACTAAAAATATATTTTTATTCTAAATCGTCTAAATGTAATAATACATTATCTGATTCATTTCTATATCTTAAAAATATAGATGTTATATGTGCAGGTGAATATTCCATAATTTTAATATTTTCTAATTGTTTTATATTATCTTCATCTAATGTTTTATTAAAAAACATTTCATATAATTCACCAATCTGCTTTTTATCACAATTATCAAATAAATATTTACAATCAATTCTACCAGGTCGAATTAATGCATTATCCAATATTTCAGGATGATTTGTTGTCATTATCAATATTCTACCATGACAAGAAAATACACCATCTATTACATTTAATAATCCTGATAATGTTACCGATGATTTTTTATTTTTTTCTAATTCTAACTTTTCCCACTCATTTACAGTAAATTTAGTATTTGTATTTCCAATATCTTTCTCTTTCTTATACTCGTCATACGATTTTTTATCTTCTTCATTTCTAGATTTTACTATATTTATCATTGCATCTATATCCTCTATTACTAATATAGTCTCTTTATAATTAATAGAATTAATTAACTCTATTAATTCTGTATCACTTTCTACTTCATTTAACATTAAATAATGTATATGTCTTTTACTAAATAATGATAACCCTTTGATTAAACTTGTTTTTCCTGTTCCTGGTTGTCCATAAAATAAATATCCCCTAGTATATGATATATCTCTATGCTGATACCATTCTTCAGAATTTAAAAATAATTGTACATCATTCTTAATTTTATTTTTTAAATCATTTTTTAATATAATTGTTTCTAATTTTCTATGATTATTTGATGGTGATGATTTCCATTCGTTACCTTTATTTGTATAAATTTGTTGGATCCATACAGTTCCTGTTAAAAATGTTTTATATTCTGTTAAACAATGTTTACAAAATTCTTCTAATATATCTATTGTGATCTGTTCATTCTGTTTTGTTTTTATCTTAATTGTATAATTTTCTTTTTTTCTATCCTTGTCTGTATATACTGTTATTATCTCCGTATAATACGAATATATTATCTCAACATTTTTAAATATTATTGTCTTCTCCCTATACTGATTTATAATCTTATTAATATCATTGTTTCCAGATAGTATCGCTTTTTGATCACAAGAATATTGTAAATATGGTTCATTTATATAATCAATATCATTCGTATTGGTCAAATACCAATATACCGCTTTGTATAATTCATTAATTTGTTTATTTTCAGTTATATATGGTATATCTACTGTTTTTTCAAAAATTCTTGTTTTTCCAAAAATACTTTGAAATACAAAATTATATACAATTATTAATTTTAATAATAACGGATTTAATAATTTTTTAATTGAATATGATAAATATTATTGTATGAAATATTCCATTTATAAATAAATCAATATTTATATTTCCTGACTTAAATGATATAAATTTTAATGCATTATTTATCATCTGAAATTTCATCATATTATTAAATTGATTTGGTAAATTTGGTACATAATTATTTGGTGTTGGTTCTGGAGACTCAAATATATCTGTCATTTTATTTAAATATATTTATATATATTTAAATAAATATCATTATTTAAATATAATGATGTACTTCTTACCATATTTTTTTTCAAGAATAACTGATCTGATATTTTTTTATCCAAGTAAAAAAGAATTATTAATACTTATGGAAGAGGGTAAATTAAATAAAAGTTAGTTATCAATTGTCTTTTCTAAATTTTTCTTATTTTTTATAATTTATATTGATTTTTATATTTACGATAGTATATTTATTATTTATTATTTTTTTCAGAGAGAGAGACAAAGAAAATACAAAAGAGTATTTTCAAATTAATAATTATAAATTAAAGAATATTATATAAATTAAAAGTTTTTATTTATTATAATTAATTTCCTCTTTCTCATCTTCTTCATCTTCATCTTCATCTTCATCTTCATCTTCATCTTCATCATCTTCCTCATTATATTCACTATCAAAATATGCCTCACCTACACGAACAGGATTATTAAATTGAATAATATCGATATTTGAATGAATGACCGACATAAAATTTGCCGCATCCTCCTTTAGCATAGTTTCATATGCTTGAATGAAACTATCATAATCTGCACCATGAATTGCATATTTTAGACTATCTTCAGAGATTTCACATAGTTTATTGCCATTTTTATCAGAAAAAAGAACAGTATAATCAATATTATCTGGTTTTGTACCATTATAATATTCTAGTACTGATCCACAAATTTCAATTACAGATTTACCAATAATTCTCTCATTTTCATTTGTAAGTTTATTTACGCTGTCAAAAATAAACATTTTTCTTATATATTGTATTGATTGTTGTTAATTTTAATTTATTAACATCAATAAATTAGTTTATCAATTTTTAAAATATCGTTTCATGATGTATTCACGATTTAAAATATCGTTTCATGTACTCTTTCATATCCATTGTACCCATACTTAAATTACATTGAGCACATATGGGTCTTAAATTTTTTAAATCTGTATTACCACCATTTACTTCTGATTTTATATGCCCGCAATGAAATTCTATTTGTCTTATTTGTTGATGTTTACAACACAAACATAATGACATTCCAACTGACTCACCAATATATGTATCCCATACTAATTTTTTTAATGATTTTGGTATTGATTTTTTATGATATTTTTGTTTTACTTCTGGTTTTATAATTGTCGCTTCATTTGGAATTTTAGATATACACAATCCCATTTTTATTTAATATATTCATATTTTTATCTTAAATATAAATATAAAAATTTTTAACTTATTATTTTCTATTTTCTAATTGTTTCGCATAATCTGACATTTCCCATGAAATAATTGATAATATACCTAATACTATCATTACTATTTGAAATAATTGAATTGATTGTCTACGATGATTAAATAGGGCATATTCAATGTCAATTTGAATATATTGTGCACCAAAATATAAAATTAATACTATATATGCAATATATGATGTTACAACATGAATGTAATTCCAAGAATTAATAGACATTTATATATAATTTATATTTATATATTTTTAATAAAAATATATAAATAAACAAGTTTAATTAAAATAAAGATTAAAATGTGTGGTATTTGGGCATATCTATTAAAAAATGGTTCTCTAAAAATAGACACATTATACAAATCATTTAATGCATTACAAGATAGAGGACCTGATAGATCTAGATTAATTACATTATCTGATAAAAATATTATGTTAGGTTTTCATAGATTATCTATTATGGATACTTCTACTAAAGGTGATCAACCATTTATTGTAGAAACAAATGAACGTGTTATTTATACATTATGCAATGGTGAAATTTATAATTTTAAAGAACTACTAAACAAATATAATTTTACACCAGTATCAAATAGTGATTGTGAAATCATACCATTAATTTATAGTAAATTTGGTCTAAATCAATTAATACAAGATATTCGAGGTGAATTTGCAATTATTATATTAGATATTAATAAAATAACAAATGAAATGAATTGTCATGTTGTCAGAGATCCATTTGGTGTTAGACCTTTATTTATAGGAACTGATGATACTGGCATCTGTATTAGTTCTGAATTAAAAGGGCAAGTAGGTATCTATGAAAATTTTACAAATTATTCAGTAGATCAATTTAAAGGTGGTAATTATAAAACATTTACTTTTTTAAATAAGAGATGGAGAGAATTTGATCAAACACAATATTATTTCTTTCCAAAAGAAATTAAATATTATGATATAGAAGAATCTGTAAAATTAATAAGAAATACATTTTATGAAGCGGTAAAATGTAGATTACAATCTGATCGACCAATTGGATTTTTATTATCAGGTGGTATTGATAGTTCTGCTGTTGTTGGTGTTGCATATAATATTTTGAAAACTACTAAACCAATGTATACTTTTTCAATTGGATTTGAAGGTGGTACAGATGAACCAAATGCTAAATTAGTAGCGCAATATATTAATTCTGATATAATAACTGTTCCATATAATATTTCTTCAGAAGATTATAAAAGAGTCTCTAATCAATATGATACTAAAAAAGGATTACACACACATGTAATGATTACAAATGAACAAGCTATAAATATGATAGAAACTACCGTTAGAATTATTGAATCATTTGATTTAACGTCGAATAGAGCATCTGTTATGCAATTAATGATTTCTCAGTTTATTTCTAGATGTACAAATATTAAAGTATTATTATGTGGTGATGCATCTGATGAACAATATGGATCTTATTTATATTTTTCTAAATGTAATGATCCTGAGGAATTTAACGATGAATGTATACGATTAATGGATGAAATATATAAATATGATGGATTAAGATGCGATAGAGCAGTATCTAATAGTAAAATAGAAATAAGACTACCATTTTCTGATCAATCACTTGTTGATTTAACATTTAGTATAGATCCTAAACTAAGAATGACTAGCACGCATGGTATCGAAAAATGGTTATTTAGAGAAGCGATGAAAGATTTTATACCAGAACAAGTAAGAATGAGAATTAAATGTGCATTAAGTGATGGTTGTTCTAATAAAGAAAATTCTTGGTATCAAATTATTCAAAATAAAATAAACATTTTATATACAGAAAAAGATTTATTAAATTTAGAAAGTAAATATCCTCATTTAACACCCTACACAAAAGAAGGATTATACTATCGTGAATTATTTTGCAAATACTATGGAAATAATGTAGAAGTATCTAAAGTAATTCCATATTATTGGTTACCTAAATGGACCGGTATTGATAATAAATTATTGGATCCTTCTGCACGAACATTAATAGATGTAAATAAAGGAGAATAATATATATATTTATATATTATGTCATTAATATATAAATCTAATAAATATAAATTTAAATACAAATATTATATCAATCGTCCAATACTATCTTTAAATGGTGCTGGTCCTGGATTAGAATTAAAAAAAGAATCATTAAATCAAATAATAGAAGATATTAAACGAATGATTAATGAATATGCACCAGAATACAATAGTTTATCATATGAAAATCAATTACTAATAAATGATGAATTATTACCTAATTGGTTAGATGATGAAGATGATGAAAGCATAATTGATCAAATTAATAAATATTTACCAGAATTTAATTTAATTTGGAAGAGATATTATGATATTTTAATATCTTCTAAAAAAGAATTATTCTCTAATTTTGATTTACAAAATGTACCAAAATCAGATGATATTTTAGTATTACTTTTATCTAATTTAAGAAAAGAAAAGAAAGGACCTAATTTATATGAAAATCTTATACAACGTAAAACAGTAAGTGAAAAAGAAATTGAAAGAAAATTAAAAGAAGAACAAGAAAGATTTGAGAGAGAAGAAGAGGCGAGTGCAAAGAGAGAAAGAATTCAAGCATTAGAAAGATTAGAAAGAAGAAGAATTAGATTAGAAGAAAAAGAAAGAAAAAGAGCGAGGTTATTTCAACGTGTGATACCAATAGAAGAATTTTGTAGTAGAGGTTATAATAGTCAAGAAAGATGTATAAGAGAAGAATGTAAAAAATTACATTTTCCAGAACCATTTTATAATAGTAAAAGAGGTAAAAAATCCAATCAATGTCCACATGAAGTATCAGGTATGTGTCAACATTATGGAAAATTATGTACTCAATTTCATGCTGAACAAGAACATTTTAAGATTTATACAGATGGTGTATTAGTCGGTATTCAAGAAATGGGATTAGATACTGTACCAAATAGGGGTCTATTAAAATCTCAAAAACAATTGGCAGAAGAGAGAAGATTACAAGAAGAATTAAAACAAAAACAATTGGAAGAAGAAAAAAAATTACAAGAAAAAGAAGAACAGAAAAAAGAAGATTTAGCGGAATTATCAAAATTATCTGATGAAGAAATTAAAAATAAAAGAGTTTATATTTTAAATTTACCAAATACATTTGGTAGAATACAAAGTAGACGTAAATTAAATCATGGTGGTGCATCAGGTGGTCATTTTACATATTTATATACAATAAAATTAGATAATCAAACAATAATAGAGAGTGACAATTTTATTATATGTGAATATACAGCAGAAGAAAAAGCAGCTCGCAAAGCAGCAAAAGGACAACCCACACGTGGTACATGTAGTAAACAAAATAGAAAAACAAAAGAACCAGTTGAAGGACATGAAGAAGAAGCAGCGTCATTACCTATTTTTCCAGGAGAACATGTAGAAGAAGCAGCGTCATTACCTATTTTTCCAGGAGAACATGTAGAAGGTGTAGCGGAATTACCTATTTTTCCAGGAGAATATGTAGAAGAAGCAGCGTCATTACCAGAATTACCCCCAACATTAACTGAAATGAAAGAAAAATTTGAAGAAAATATGGAACAATTAGATGAAACTATCTTAGATATAGAACCAGAAATCCAAAAATTAAAAAATTTACAATTAAATATTTTAGTTTATAATAAACAATTAAGATTAAGTATTAAAGAATTTATTCAGATTAAATCTAAACTTGTTTTAAAATTAAAAGATGATAATCTTGAAACATTACAATCAGAAACAGAAAAATTAAAATTAATAATTAGAGAATTTGAATCATTAATTGAAAATATTGATCTAAAAATAAAAGATGCAGAAAGAAGATTAGAGAAAATGCTAAAAAATACAAAGGTAAATATTAATATATTTATTACTAAATATTCTGATACAGAAGATCGTTTATACGCTGCATATAATTATTTAAATTCTAATGATCCATCTAAACGTTATTCAATACCTGTTTTTATTAATAATCGAGTTATATCATTAGTAAAAGAATTAAGTCAATATCATCATGATCATATAATTGAACGTAAAAGAATACAAGATAGATTAAATTCTGCAATTGAAAAATATAGTTCACTTCTTACATCATTTAGAAAGTAATTTATCTGCAAGTAATAATGCCTGTTCTATCGCTTGATCCATATTAAGATATTTATATGACCCTAATCGACCAAGAAAATATATATTATTTATTTCATCTTTTTCTGCTAATTTTTGATATTCTAAATATAAATCTTGATTTCTTTTTGTTGGTACTGGATAATATGGATCACCCTCATCTGTTGTATATTCTTTTACTATTATTGTTTTATTTGGTATAATTTGATTATAAAAATGTTTGTATTCAATTATTCTAGTCCATGGTACATCATTTGATGGATAATTTATTACTGAATTATGTTGATAATATTCAATATCATGATATTCTTTAACAAAATTTATAGATCTATATTCTAATTTTGGTAAATTCATATAATTATAATATTGATCTATTGGTCCTGTAAAAAATATTTTACTATATCCAGTATGTTTATTTTTATCATATTCTTCATTTAGTTTTACTGTAATATTCTCATGATCTAACAAGCGTTCTACAAAATATGTATATCCTTTTTCTGGTAAACCTTGATATATATCTGAGAAATAATTATCATCATAATTATTTCTTACTG